CGACATTCGATAATGCCGAGAACCTCTCGCCGCAATTCCTGGCGAAAGTCAAGGAGAAATATGAAGGCACCCGGCTCGGCCGCCAGGAACTGGAGGGAGAGATACTGGATGATAACCCGGGAGCGCTCTGGAAACGGGACGAGATCGAATACCTCCGCGTCCAGGCAACCCCGCCCCTGATCCGGATCGTGGTCGGCGTGGACCCAGCAGTGACCAGCGGTGAGGAGAGCGCCGAGACAGGTATTGTGGCGGCGGGCCTGGCAGCGACCGGACACGTTTACATCCTGGACGACCTCTCCCTCCTGGGCAGCCCGTATGCCTGGGCGCTCGCGGTCTCCAGGGCATACAATAAGCGCCAGGCGGATTATGTGGTCGGCGAAGTGAACAATGGCGGTGACCTGGTCGAAGTCAATATCCGGACCGTCGACCGTAAACTTCGATATAAGAAAGTCTCTGCCAGCCGAGGGAAGATGATCCGGGCGGACCCGATCGCAGGTCTTTATGAGCAGGGGAAAGTCCACCACCTGGGCACCTTCCCGGAGCTTGAGGACCAGATGTGCGAGTGGGTCCCTGGTGAAAAAAGTCCCGACCGGATGGACGCCCTAGTCTGGGCGGTCACCGAACTGACAGAGAAAGCGCCCCCCAGCGATGACAGGTTCCCGATGGCGGCCGCGACAAGGAAGTGGTAATGATCATGTTCGAACGATTCAGGAAGGGCCTGGCGGCTGCAATATCACCCCAGGCGAAACCCGCCGACCCCCAGACGCGGATAGTCGGCGGCGGCACAGATCAACAGCACGCCCGGTTAGGTTTCGGCACTGCTGGAGACCGGGAGAAGGATATCGCGAAGTGGCGGCTGATTTACCTGAAGGGCGGCCTGATCTCCGATGCGATCGACGCATACCCCCTCTTCACGTTATCCCCCGGCTGGGAACTCCACTGCGAAAAGGGGAAGGATGCCCTGAAAGCGAAGGTCCAGGACTGGCTCGACCAGCCGCATATCGACCTCGACATGGTCATGTGGCAGGGCATCTTGGACTCGGTCCTCTGCAAAACGGCATTCCAGGAGATCATCCCGACCAAAAGCGGCGATGATATCTGGGGCGTGGTGCCCAGGGATGCTTCCAGTTTCAGGATAAAATACGATGAATTCGGCCGCATCACCGGATATGCTCAACTCATCAGCACTGGCGCCGGGCAATTCCAGGAAAAACCAATCGATCCGGACCGGATGCTCACGATCACCCTTTTCCCGGTACCGGGCGATGTTTACGGAGCGAGCATCCTCGAGCGGGCCTATGACGATATCCAGCGCGATGTCGATGTCATAGACTCCATCACCAAGGCGATCCATCGGCACGGCACCCCGAAGCAGCAGTGGGCGATCGGCGACGCGGAGAACCGGGCAAGCCTGGCGGATTTAAACGCGGTTGAGAAAAATATCGAGAAGATCCGGGCTAATACGGATTTCGTGACAACCCACGACACGAAGATCAACGCCCTGGATACCACGGGCGTCGCGAACATCGACGTTTATTCGAATGTCAGTCTGCAGCGGCTGGCCTGCGCCCTGGGCGTCCCCGAGGAGATGCTCGGACTCGGTCGCGGGAGCACGGAAGCCACAGCGAACGTCCGGATGCAGGCATTTTTAGATAAGATCTCAACGATTCAGAGCATCATCGCGAGGACCTACTCCAGGCAGCTCATCGATCGCATAACCAAGGATGTCGGTGCCGTCTGGATTGAATTCAATGACCGGCCCCAGGACTTCTTAAAACTCGCCCAGGCAATCGCAGCACTGCGGAACACCCCAGACCCGGACTCGGTCGCACCAGCTGACTGGGCACGGGAGCAGTTCGGCATCCCGAAAGATGAGGCTGCAGAAGCCCCGGGATCCCAGCCAGGCAGCACTCCATATCCAGGAGGCACATCGAGTGCCCCGTAAACGATCGAAGCAGGACCTGAAGGACCCGACCCGCTCCCAGCGGAAGATCAATGCATACGAGCAGGCCCTGGTTCTTCTTTTTCGCAATTATAAGCAGGCCGTGCTCGAGGACCTGGAGCGGGACCAGGCCCGGACCCTCGAGGCACCTGCACTGCGGCCGATCCGGATTGACCTCAAGGTATTCTCCCAGCACCTGGATCAACTCGACCAGGACGTCCTGCTAAACCCGGCTGCACAGACCATCAGCCTGCAGGTCCCGCCAGCTTACCGGGCGGGCGTGACCTTTGCCAGTATCCGGCTCGGAGCGCCCGTAGATATGCGGCGGGATGCCTGGAAGCGGATCGGCGACCTGGTCCAGGGAAATAAAGATGCGTTCGCGAAGATCACGGCCGAGACCAGCGGGCGGATCCGCGCAACCATCTCATCGGGACTCGTGAATGAACGCCCATTCGGGGAAGTGACCCGCGACATTGTCCGCACCGTGGACGATGTCGGCATCACCAGGGCGACTATGATGGCACGGACCGAGATCATGCGGGGCGTGAATGCGGGCGTCAAGGACCGGTACCAGCAGGCTGGCGTGGAGAAAGTCGAATGGCTGGCAGCCCTGGATAATGTAACCTGCCCGGAATGCGAGGACCTGAATGGTGAGGTCTTCCCGATCGATGACACGCCCGACTGCCCGGCCCATCCAAACTGCAGGTGCACGCTGATCCCGAAGATCGAGATCCCCCAGGGAGGGAGCGACTGATGGCAACTGAACGGATTATCACCGGAATCAACACGCCTGAAGACTTGCAAAATTGCAAGTCCGACTCTTTCAATTTTCATATTTTGAAGAAGGCAGCTGTCCGGATGGTAATCAAACACCTGCACCCGCCCCAGCACTGGGTCGACAACCTCCAGGGCAACGCAAAGATCGATTATGAGCTCTTCCAGGAATATCTGGCGCATGAGAGACAGCAAGATCGACGCGTGAATCTCGAGCACATAATCCCCTGGATAATCTGCCTGATGGCATACGATGAGAATTACCGGGAGGTCGGTGAATTCCTCCGTTACCGGATGTTCCAGCGCCGGCACGAATACGCCTTCTCTCATTACGAGATCTTCCCAAACTGCTGGTTCCAGGACGGGAGGGGCCGGCTGACCTATCCGCCAGCCGTGCTGGAGAGCCTGGGCATGGTGCCCGTGCCATGGAAGGATGAGGACGTGAAATCATGACGACAACACCGAAGAAGACAGAACTGACAGAACCGAAAGTAATGACTGATGCGGAATCGACATTAAAAAAACCCATGGGTGCGGCCGAACCGACTGCCCTGGACCGGCTCGAGGCCCTGGAGACCCGCGTGAACGAGCAGCAGCTGGAATGGGAGAAGCACATGCGGTATCATTTCAAGAAGTCACAGCACCCATGACCAGCGGCATCCCCTTTTCCGATCCAGAGCTCAAATACATCGCGGACCATAAGGAAGAGTGGCCTTCAGTGATCGCATACCATCTTTCAGTTTTATACAAGGTCCCCAGGACCGCCCGGGGCGTCCGGAAAGTGCTGAAAAACCCTAAAATCTCTAAAATGTAAATATATCGGATCCCGCTCAATACTATTATGCCATCCGTAATCGCACGGATCCGCGCCCTGGACAACCAGGAAGCACAGATCCGACAGCACAAAAACAAATACGGACCAGGCATCACACCCGTCTACGATCAAGACGGGCAGGTGCTCGAGATTCGTTTTTCAGAATTATCTGAACCTGATGCCCGTGAATGGCTGGAGTCACATGGGTATCGCGGTTATGTATTTGAGGGAGGAGAGGAGGACCACCCGCCAGGAGACCGCGAAAGCAAACGGTATCTGGCAGTGGCGCTCGCCCCATCGGCCGAGATCAAAGAGGTCAAGGGCGGCGGCCTTCTCGTCCCGGGCGTGCGATTGCTCGCACCAGGGACCTGGACGGATTCAACCCAGAAAACTCCCTGCAGATACACCCCTGACGTGCTCCAGCGATACGCCGCGAACTGGACGGACAAGTCATACTGGAGCAGGCACGGAGGCGGCACTCCGCGTGACATCACGGACCGGATCGGGGATATCCAGAACCTCCGTTATAACGACGGAGTGACAGCGGATCTATTCT